ACTACTAAAGACATCTTACTATTTAAAACAGTAACATCTTGACTTAGACTAGAAAGCGCAGACATTAAATAGCCTACGCAAGCTAAAAGAATAGGTAAAACAGCAAATGCTATCTTTTCAATAAAGATAGCCTTTTCATTAACTTCTGACATATCATACCTTTTTAGCTTTAGCTTTTTTGGCAACAGTCGTTGTTTTTTTAGTACGAGTGGTAGCTTTTTGAACAGTTGGTTTCTTTTTGGCTGATGGCGCAGGAAAAGACCAAGGCTCAACAACTTTTCCAACTTGCATATCAATCTTTGGCATATAGCCAAGTTTGTCCATAATCCACGAAAAAGTGAAATTCATTATTTGTCTCCATTGATAATAGCGGTGGAAGTGTTTCGATCTAGTGTTAAATATCCATAACACACTACATTCCAGTCTTCACTATTATCCTCTTTTTCTGAAAAAGATGGAACGTTTAAACGAAAGTTTTTAACAATATATTCTTTTTGACCTTCAAATACTCGCCATACATGGGCGAACGTTCCCCTTCCGTTCGTTCCCCTACTTTTGTTATAGCGAATACGATACTTGTTCATACTATTTCAACTTGATTTTGTTGTTGTATAACAGGAGTAACAGCGATGTTAATATGAATAAAAGTTAATGGAACTTTTTCAGTATTTTTATTAAATGAATGTGGCAACCAAGAATTAGTTAACAATAATCTACCATTGACTGGTTTAAAGTTAATCATATTACTAGCGTGTGTAGCATTATTAATATTACGTTCTGGCAAACTGGTAATTACTTTGGCATCTCTTGGATCATGAAATACAACTCTTGCATCTTCTGGAGAATTTAAAAAATAAAATCCAGAAAGAATTGCTCCATTATTATGAATATGTCTATCCATAGAAGAGTGTTCATGATGCTCTTGTGACCACATTTCTGTAAAATAAGTCATCATACTATCCATTGCATAGCCTTGAGAATCTAAAATATTCCAAGCTGTTTGACCTACAAAGTTTGCAAATTCTGCCAACTCAGGATGATTATGCATATTTTCAGTCATATAGACTGGATAATGTGGATTTAATTCTTCCACATTTTTTCTTTGTTTTAAATACTCATTAGAAATTTTTCTAGTTACAGTTAAAAATTCTGGTGCATCTACTTCGTAAACGGGGGCTGCAAAATAGGAATACGAATTTACTGGGTTATTTGTCATTTTCTTTATCAGGTTGTACTACTAATGATTGGATTACATCAGCATTAGGTATGCCAGCTTTTAACTTTGACATACGGTCAAGCACTCCCAATGGAAACATACCAGAAATGTGTCTATCTAATTGTTCACCAACAATAAATAAACCACTTTCATCTAAAGGAATATCAACATTGTATGTAGCAATATGATCTCCATCATAATGATATTTAACTAATACTGATCCAGAATGTTTGTTAAAACCAATAATTTGGTATGAATACGACACTTTTTTTCCTTAACCTAATGGACCGTAACGAGTTCCTGTATTTGACCAAGTGATATTTGAGTTGCCTGATGTTGCTGGACCTGCTCCGCCACCACTAGAGGGTGAAGTGCCATATTGGAAACAACTTCCACTGCCGCCGCCGCCCGGCCCACCAGAGCCACCAGATCCCCAACCACCACCTGTTCCACCAGTACCACCTGTTCCAGTAACTGGTGGGCAACCGGAAATACCACCCGAACCGCCAGATCCGCCACCACCTGCACTACTAGATGTTCCACTAGAACCTGCGCTTCCAGATGGAGTAGCATTCTGTGTGCCGCCAGCGCCACCACCAGAATTATTTAATCCAGTTCTTCCGCCGCCACCACCACCGCCGCCTGCATATACACCAACAAATCTATAAGTACAACATATAACTACGTAACCGGCACCACCGCCAGCACCTCCACCACCACCGCCTCCGCCGCCGCCGCCTACTACTCCGCCAGAATTACAGATGGTCGTTGGATAAGACACTGAAAGTGCAGTGCCGCCAGTTCCGCCGGAACAACCGGGAAAATAACTTCCTTGGTTTGGAAAATTACCACCATGTCCGCCAGCTCCGCCTTGTCCTAAAATAAATCCACTATTGTTAACTTTAACAACATCACCAGAAGCCCAAGTGTTAGGAATTGTTAAAGCTGGAGTTCCAGTGGATGTTCCATATACATAAACACCACTATTAATAGTTAATGTAGCGCAAGTTTTACCAGCAACATATCCGCTAATTTTTGCTGGATTAAATGTATAGTTTGCTGTACTAGAAGATAAAGTGATAGTTTGTACAACACGATTAGATTTACCATAGAAATTAGTTGGCATTGTAATTGTGCTATTTGGGGTTGTAACACCAGCAAGTGTTCGCACAGCGCCATCATTTAAACTAATTTGTGTTGTGCCATTTCCACCATTTTCAATTTCAATGGATTGTCCTGCGGTTGTTCCCGCTAAACTAATTGGTCCTGATGCGTTCAATGTCATAATTTAATCCTATCTATACGAAGGTCCACTGACCCAAGTTACTGCTGAATATCTTGTTCCTGCCGTTACAGGAGTTACTCTATGTTGCAAAAATGAAGGAAACACAATAATGCTTCCTTGTTTTAATTCTGGCTGTTTGTCAAAATTTTTAAATTCAAACAAACCGCCTTCGAAACTATCATTTAATAAAATACTAATTGACAGCTTTCTAACTAAACCATTTTTACCTACTTTATAACCATCATCCGAATGCCAGTCGTAAAATCCTTTAGTGCTGCTGTCATATTTACCAATTTGTATATCTACACAATTAGATAAATCAACATTCCATCCCGCTTTTTCGTTAGCCATATTGACATAAATTTGCGCTATACAACCAATTGGAGAACTTTGATCAACCCAAACAACATCTGTAATTCTTTTTTCTTTATCTGCTAAAAAGCTTCCATCATCTTTTTTTACTTCACCTTCAACAGTTTTAATTCCATTAATACTTTTAATTTGTTCTTCGCAAAACCATTTAGGTAAAGCACTATCCCAAAGCCAATAATCAAACATTAAGGTGTCCCATAAGCAGTTACGTTAGCCAAAGCAATAAAGTTGCCAGTAGAATCTAAACTAGCAACGTTCGTGCCGTTATAGTTAAAGTATAACTTATTGCCATTTGGAGTGATATTCCATCCTCCAGCATTGGCTATACTTTGAGCAACACCTGCGGTAAGGCTGGCTGCGGTTCCTGTAAGTCCTGTTCCAGCGCCAGTATAAGAGGAGGCAATATGCACCCCAGAAGAACTGACAGTAGCCGAATTAATGAAAGTAGCCGTTAGGGTACTCATAATTGCAGAACCCGTAAATGACGAAGTTCCAGTAACAACTAAATTACCGCCTACGTTCCAGTTTCCTGCCGCTGTGGTTTGAGCAGAATAAAAGCCAATACCGCTACCACTTACGTTTGATGCATCGCAATAAGCTTGACCTGTAGAAAGCGCTGGAATAACTAAAGATGTAACTCCACCAGATGCAACCATAGTTAATGGCTGAGTAGTATTGTTGACAACTACATATAATTTATTTTGAGCTGGCGCAGTAATTGTTGGAGCAGCGCTAGGAGTTCCAGTAAAAACAAGAACAGCATTACGTGCATCATCAGAAGTGCCGTTATAATTAGTTAATGTATAGGAACTAATACCAGCCAAAGATATAGCTACTACACCTGTAATAGCTTGCTCAAGCAAAGTACCAAGGTTAGTGTTGGTTGTATTTCCCCAAGTACCAGATTGATCCCCAGTTCCAATAAGGGCTAATTTAAGCGATGGCGAGTAAGTAGTTGTCATATAAGTCCTTATTGAGAATCGTTAATAACGACCCATCCCAAAGTTTGTGAATTATTAATTTTAAACCAGCCAGAAAATGATTGTGAATCATTCATTTGGCTATTTTCTGTAATAGAAGATGAAAACGCAGCTATTACAGCAGGAGCATCTGACGGATTAATATTTTCAGATACAGCCCCAACAAAAGCAGCAACTACGGATTCTTTATCAGCAGCAGCATATGTTTCACTAATAACAGCATATTGAGTTTTTAATCCAATTGGGGAATCAGCTGTTGAAATGCCTTCAGAAATCACGCTACTAAAGTTTGCAATTACGGACTCAATTTCGGATTCTGCGCTAATGTTTTCATTGATATTTACAATAAATACAAAAATACTTGTTTCAGTATCGGTTTCGGTTGTAATTTGCTCTGATGCTTGAACTGCATAAGTTTGCGCTGGCTGTGGTATTGAATCGGCAAAATTGCTGATAGCTTCTGATATGTTTACACCATAAGTAATTAAAAAACTTTCAGAATCTGCAACCGTTACAATTGATTCTGATATTGCGCTATTGAATGTTGCAATAACTGCTTCAATATCGGATTCTGAACTAATACCTTCGCTGACGCTTCCACCATATATATTGGAAACAAAAGCATTAAATGGAGCGGCAGCAAAAGGAGTTAAACCAAACATCATTTACCCTTTAACTGTTCTATTTCTGCCTTTAGTTCAATAATCGCTTGGAATGCAAGTGCTACCAATTTTGGATAATCTACTGCAAGCGTTCCATCTTCACGAGTTCTAACAGCTCTTGGAAATGCGGATTGTACGTCTTGTGCAATAACTCCAAACTCCGATTTGGGCATAAAGTATGGATCTAGTCCGCCCATCAATTCTATATATTCTTCGGTCCAATCAAAATATTTGCCGCCAATCGCAGATACTTTATCTACCGCATTATCAATAGTTTGGATATTTTCTTTCCATTTTTTATCAGATGCAGCAAAGGCAGTAATATTATTGGTAGCATAAATAGTTCCTGCTGTAGCCGATGCAGCCTGTCCAACACCAAGAGATCCAAATTGAACGGCGGAAGCTGTACCAATATTTTGCGGTGTTGACAAAGTAATTGACCCGCTGGCATTTGTTACGCTAATTTGGCTTGCAGTTCCAGTTAAGGTTGCGGCTGTATAGGTCGATCCGTTTCCAATAGGAATTTGACCATTGCTTGGTGTGGTAGTAATACCTAGTCCACCAGAAGAAACAGCTAATGCACTGCCTAAAGTTATTGATGTTGATGTTACAAAAGTACCATTTAAAGTACCAAAAGTAATAGTGCTGGCTATAGTAGTTCCAGTTAGTGTTGAGCTAACAATAACTGATGCATTTAAAGAAGGACCAGATGACCATGTTGGAGTTCCTGATCCGCCTGATACTAATACTTGACCAGCAGTACCAGCAGCAGTCAATCCAATAGCTGTTCCGCTTGAATAAGCTACTGCACCAGCTACAGCAGACAGACTTGAATTGGTACCTCCAGAAGCTAATCCTAATGGATTTAACAAACTAGTAACACCAGACGAACTGATCGTCATAGCATCTACAGTTGTAGTTGTGCCATTAACTACAAAGTGAATTGCATTAGCGCCCCATGAGCCAATTGCTATATCCCCATTGGTGGATTCAATAAAGGTCGTATTTGGTAATGAAAGACTATTAATTGGATAACCAGCGGCAGTAGCGTTATAGGTTGTACTGTTTACACCCATATCAATATATGCACCAGTAGTGCCGTAGGCATTGTTACCTACAGTATGTGATGCATATGCGGTATTTCCAGAATTGGTATTTTGAGTAAATGTATAAGCGTAAGTACCAGAATTTCCTACAAAAGTAGCAATATATCCAGTATCAGAAGCGCCTGTACTACCGCCCACATTTAAAGAACCAATGTTAGAACTAGCGCCATTATATGGAATAGCAACAAGATTATTAGAATCTTTATATATAGCTTTTCCAGATGGATAATCAACCCACACTGCCGCAGCATTTCCAGACAAATTAATGGCTGACCCAGAGTTGCTGGATGACAAAATTGTGTTTCGAGTTAAAGTATTAGGTGATGTTGTATATGTGCCAATACCTACTTCCCATGCAAAGGATGTATTGTCATAAATGGTGTAATAGCAAGTATTGCCATTACCTACACCAGCAGTAAATGATTGATAACCATTGACAGCTCCAGATAATAAAACTGAACCTGTACCTGTACTGGTTGTTAATTCCTGTACTCTATCAGCTAATACTAAAGCCATAATTGGCTCCTAAATTAAGACGTTGCGGTAGTGGTGTAAGTAACTGCCAAAGAGTCGCCACTGGATACAATTTTGCTTCCTGCGGTAAATGAACCACCGCTGTATAAAACACCAACAGTTGAATCTTTAGTAGCAGATGCGCTTGCACCAGAGTTAATAAAGCAACCAAATACAGTGCCACCACTGGTAAATGTATATGTTAAAGCTGAAGCTGCCTTAGAAGTAATATTGCTACCAGCGGCAGAACCGTTGTTAGTTGCAGCAGTCCAGTTTGGCTGTTGACGGTTACCTGTGTATGCAGGAGCATTTGCGCCGCCAATTTCAATCCAACCAGCGTGGCTAGAAATAGTATCTGATGGGAAATAGTTAGCAGTAGCTGAAGCGCTTCCTACCAAACCAAGATAGTTTGCACCAGAAGATGTGCCACCACCTGTACCAGTTGCGCCAAAATAATAATCAAACAAAGCATTTTTTCCAACAGCGGTAACCAAGTTAGGCGCTCTGTCTTCCCATTTAATATTACCTTGTGCATCGTAGCATACTACATCGTAGTAGCCTTCAAAACCAACAGAGTTATCAGACGCAGCATTACGAGTAACCGCAGCGGTACTGATGTCTCCAAATTTTGCTTTTTCCATGTAAAACTCCTTAACTAATTGTCAGTACTGCTGTTGTTGATGTTGCCGTTGGGAACGTAACGGTGAACGTGCTTGAACTGGTAATCGTGCTACCAAAATTCAAAATAAAACAAGCCGCTCCAGTGGTGCTATTATAAACCAGCGCCCCATTTGCGGAAAGCGAACCTGTCCAAGTTACATTGTTAAAAGAGATGTAAGCTATGTTATTGGTCGTATCTTGGGTGGGCGGATTAGATATAGTTAAAACTTGACCTCCAGCAGTATATCCAGATCCTGTTGTTTCGTTCGTATTGGTATAGGCTGTAGTTTTATTATCAAGGTTCGCATTTCCATTATATAAAGCTATTTTGTAGGTATATGGAGAAGTCAGGGTAAAGTTCTCCAAACCAGACAAAATGTTGGCTTTAAATAAAGTTGTTTGAGTTTGTACAATTGGCATTATGTATTAACCTTTAGCTTGGTTTGTCCATCACGATAAGCATCACCACGCTCTAAACCATCGCCAAGACGCTTCATTTCTCCAAGGGCTTCTTGAAATTTGTCTTCGTAATACTTAATAATGTCCTGTTCCTGCTTTTGGAAAAGCATAGCTTCACGCATTGAACCATAAAACAATACTGGGTCATAGTTATCACCAAGCCAACTTTGACCAGTAGGATTGTTTAAAGTAGCTATGCCGATGGTAAAACCCGAACCAGTTCCCCCTACAGAGCTAGAGGAAACGCTTAAAATATCAGTTGCCTGATAAAAGCTTCCACCATTCTGTAAAGTAACTGATGCGATATTTCCGCTTGCATTAACCAAAATATCAGCAATTGCTCCAGATCCAGATCCACCAGTTAATGGAATGTTTTGGTACAAACCCGAACTGTATAAAGTACCAGCAGTAAACGTAGAATTTAAAACTGAAATAACACCTTGCACAATAGATACGGGATAATAAAAATAATGCAATTCTGCGCTATAGGCGGAATCTGGTGTTGGTCCTACAATAGCAGTTAATTCATTAACATTATTAGTGGAGCTACCAAAAATAGCGTAATATTTAGGTAAAGTCCAATTTGTAGAACCGTTGTTAGGATATGCTTCACGGATAAAGTTAACATCTTTATTTAACAAATATGTGTAATTACCGCTACCATCAATTACTGCAATTGAATAAGTGGAAAGCCAGTCAAACGGCAAAGTTAAATACTGATTTCCAACTGTAAAATTGCCTGTAACGTTTTTACGTAAAGATGGAATTTGAACTGAGTTATATATACGAGTTTCAGCCTGTTCCACAAAGAACGGAATATTTGCTACAAACGTGCTTTCGCTCGTCTGTGCGTAAGTCTGAATGTTGTTATATAACGTTTCGTAGTTCATTTATTAAGCCATTGGTCCACGAGCAATACGACCCTTAGTGGCAGCGCCATTTCCACGAGTTTCTTGACCATCTTCTTTTGTTGTGCCTTTACCCCAGCCCACAGAGCTTGCTGGTAATGGATCTTTAATGTTAGCTTCTTTAGCAGACTTTTCAGTTGCAAAATCGCCCATTTCCATGACTTCATTTCCATTAATAATTTTGCCATCCATTGTGTGTGGACGAGCATAATCACTTGCAGGTTTATCGTAAGGGGCTTTACCAGTGCGAATAGCTGGGCTATTCTTGGTAGTGGGTTTTACATTCTTTGCGGTTGCCATATTAACGACCTCTTGCGCTAGATTTTTGATTAGCAACACGAGCCATGTTGCGACCCATACTGCGTAGGTTAGACTGAGTTACACCACCCTTAGCCATTTTTTTAACATCCATGCCGCCCTTTTTGAGTTTGAGCTTGGTATGCTTTCCGGGATGCTCTTGAGCATCGTGTTCTTTCATAGCTTTTTTGATCTCTTTATCAGCGACCATTTTGTCCATTTTCATATCTGCTTTTTTGGATTCTTTTTCCATAACTTTTCCACCTTTTTTCATATTGTCTTCTACATTTTTTGGGTTAAATGGTTCGTCAGTTTTAACACCACGTTGTCTTTGCATTGCCATTTTTACTCCTACGCTGTCGTAATTGTTACTGAATTAATGTTGCCTTTTCCTACTAAATAATTAGGGGTAAGGTTTCTGTCTACACCGCTAGAACCCCCTATAGGATACCAGCCCCACTGAATAACTCTACTACCGCCTTCTGGAAATCCAGCTTGGCTTTGGGATGTACCGCCTCCCTGATTAATCTGTAAACCACTAGGACCAGAAGCGTAATAGCTTATATCTGGTCGTGGTTCACGCACAGCTTGTGGATCATTTACTGGATACATACCCAGTTGTAACTGGGGATGATCTGGATCCCAACATTCTGGACAAACTTTAATACTTACCAGCTTGGTCTTGATAGTGAGCTTTTTTAATTGACTTAGCTTATATCGTTGACCACATCTGTCACACTCTGCAATACTATGTTTGCCACTGGCATACTTAGTAGGCATTTTTACCTCGCATAGAACAAATTGCGTGGAACAAATCGAATAGAAACCATTTCCCGATCTTCTTCACAAGCCTGTTCAAGTTGTTCCATATATTCCGCTTTAAGACCAGCGGCACGTTGAATATCCATGTTTGGTAATTTCATAGATAAATAATAAGCTAATCCTGCTACCATACAAGTAATCCAACGGAATGGAATATCTTGAATAAATACACCCGTTCCAGAATCTTGAATACGTCTCATGCGCCAGTAAACCAAGGTATACGGAGTTCCATTATCTGGTGTGGGCCAGACAGCTAAAAATGGTAACTGTTGGTTATAGATTAGAGCGCCAGAACTATGAGCCGCAGCAGTAGTATTGTACTGTCCACGGTAGCAATTTAAAAGCTGATTGCCCGATAAATTGACGTAACCAATAATTTCATTATCAATTTGAATAAATCCAGTAGATCGCATATTAGCCGTAGAGCTAAGAGTGATAGTAGTAGCAGAGGCTGTAAGAGCGCCAACCAAACTAACTCCAGCATAAATATTAGAGTTTCCTGTTTCACGGCTGTAATATGTTTGTATTGGGCGACCATAGGTAAGCTTATTAGGAATCGTAGAATAGGTAGATTCCGATATGCGATTTAAATTAATATCTTGCTGGTTTGAAGCACTAGCATTATTGGTTCTAGTTACCAAATCTAAAATATCAATTGTATTGGCATCTACTGGATATATAGCTTGCCCATATACCAATGGAATAGATACCTCTTCTACCGTCCAAAGGTTAATCCCTCGGTTAGCCCATTCAATCGTTAATAGATTGATAGACCTTTTTGCTGTGCGAAGATCATATCCAGTGCGTAATTGCGAGCCACAACGCTCAAAGGCTTCTTCTACAAGCTCAGTGAGGTCAAGGTTAAAAGACGAAGTACCACTGGTATAAGCCATTATTTAGCCGTTTTAAGCCACGTTTTGTTCAGTTGATGCTGGGGTAGCCACTGCTACTTGAACGGGCGCTACAGGCTCTTCTACAGGCATAGAAGCGGGAGTTTCTAAATGAGCTTCTACAGTCTTTAATAATGCTTCAGATGTTGGATTAACAGCACCAAAAACTTGCATTTCATGACGGATAGCCTTTTTCAAAATATCTAATACGTGTTCTGCTTCATCTTCAAAATGTTTAAATAAACTCATTTTTTCCTCGCTGCTCTCATGTTATCAACTAAATTTGGATAAGGTCTACCCGCTGCTTTAGCCATTGCTTTAGCGCTGGCTTTTTTGCTTTCAGACATTTTTTTAGGTTTGCCTAATCCTTTTGGACGTGGCTTATTCCAAACTTCACCACCCTTTTTATACATATCAACAGAATCAGGGTTATCGGTACGCTCGATAACCTTTTTCTTAGGCATTTTGGAAGGGTTAATATCACCCATTCCACGGCTCGCCATCATTACTTCTTGCCCTTAGCATAGCCACCGCCACACATAGCTTCTACGTGTTCGTGGTGCAGAGTATGACCAGCAGCGTGTTTTTTAAAATGCTCGTGGTGTTGCATATGACCATCTCCGCCATAATGCTTTTCCATATGTTTTGGGTGAATCATATGATCTTCTACTTCCATATCCTTGGAAAGAGGTGGGTGATCCATTTTCATAATATTTCCTTTATTAGCAATATTTACCAACTGTTTTACCACGTTGAGCAATGCCATCAGCACGGCTAGAAGCAGTACCGCCAGCAGCCATTTTTTTAACTTTGCCGCCTTTTTTCATGCCAGCCATAAATGACTTTATGTTTTTTTCGCCTTCAATTGGCTCTTTTTTACCTGCATCACCCAAATTCATACCTTTTGTGTGACCTTTTTTCTGAGCTTTGCTCTCGCCAAACTTTCCATGCTTGTTTGAACCAGCTACTAAATCTTCTTTCATGGAACGAGGACCCATTGTCTCGCCACCACTTGCCATTTTCTTTTTCATTTCTCCACCCTTTTTAAAAGTTTTGCCCTTGTCGGCTTTGCTAAAATCCTCGCCAACAGAGCGAGGGATACCTACTTTTTTTGCGAATGCTGGATTATGAGCAACCGCTTCCATTAAATTATGCTGTTTTTTGCTTGTACTTGGCATTATTTATGACCTTCAATAAAACGATCCAATTTAGCCTCTAGTTTATCAAATCGGTCAATAATTTGTTGCATATCGCTACGAACTTCTTGTTTGGTAATATAATCTCGTGCCATTTCTTCACGAGTTTTATTAACAAGAACTGTTACACGATCTAATTCAGTAAACTTTTCTTTAACAAAAAATCCAATGGCTGCCATGATGATAGTCAACAATACATTCCAAAACTGCATAATTGCTTCCATTTAGCACTTCCACTTCTTTAAAGATTTATTGATACGGCTATCTGGATCATTAGCTGTTTTAGCTGAAGTCAATTTCTTTTTCATACCACTCATTCGGGCACAGAAAGATTTCTTCCGTGACCCGCCTTCTGGTTGTGGTGGTTTAATATCATGACCTGCTGCTTTCAAACTAGCTCTGCCTTTAGCGTTTAAACCGCCAGAAGGTGATTTACCTTCTTTACGAGTCCATGCTGGAGACTTAGCCATATTAAGCCATCGCTTCCTGACAAACTACGTTAATTTGAACCACTGTACCAGTTGTAGTTGTAATAGCCACAGTCAAGATATCAGCTACGTTACCTTTAATGTTGGTCAATACAGGGAAGAAGTTAGTCAAATCCAATTGTTGCAGTGCATTATTTGGAGTTGAGAATGCGTAAACTACTTCACCACCACTTAATCCAATGGCTGATAAGTCAACCTCAGCAAATGAGTTAAATGAACCAAGTGTATTCAAAGGTTTAAACGATGCATTTTGCAATGATAGCTGATTGGTTGGTGTACTAGCAATCAACTCAATCAAAGCTGTTTGGCTAGTATTAGTCAACAATGTCTGTGGCAGTAACTGTCCACGATCAATCAAGCCAATCTGATATGAACAGCCAGCAGTTGGAGGATTGGGTAGTGGATTACCAGTCACAACATCACCAAAAGTAATAGCAGAAGTTGTGTTGCTTGTAATACGACCTGTATATGGCGATGTAATAGTTTGACCAGCCAACGTAATTGCGCCCGGACTAGATGGTAAATAGATCTGTGCCTGAGTAGCATTTAGCGCTGTTACGTTGTAAATACCGTTGTACTGGGTAGGTGCTGCACCAGAGATGGTAATAACGTTGTTGGTTGCCAAGCTAGTAATTGCTGCAAAGCTTAAAGTTACAGGGAATTGAGTTACCCCACCAATTACAGTAGCTGCTCCAATTGCTGCACCAGTAAGACTTGGTAATGCTGCCTGATAGTAAACTGATTTACCAACCCATTGATTTGCGCCCCAATATGTTGCTGTTGGGGTGGATGTCAATGTTGCACCATTTGCCAAAATAATTGGCAGAATCATTGTGCTTGTTGTTGGAACAGATTGAATCAACCAAGTTTGTGCTGCGTAAGTTGTGGTAGCAGTTAAAGTGCCAGATACACCAGTTTGCGAGGAACTTAACTGATATGTACCAACACCACCTACTGCATATGATGTAACTGTACCAGCAACTTGTGCTGTAAATGTTTTGTTTACAGTAATGGTTGCACCATTAACAGCGGTAATATATGTACCTGCTTGAATACCTGTACCAGCAATTAATTGACCCACTGCAAATCCAGTGCCAGCCGCCAATACAACAACGCTAGAACCGATTGCACCACCGCTAGAATAGGCTTGTGATCCAACAGCAGCGCTAGTTGCGGTTAATTGAGAAGTAATTGTGGTTCCAGAAGCAATTCCAGTACCAGTCAATGACATACCAGATTGAATAGCGCCAGCAGTAATTGTAGTTACTGTTAATGTTGCGCTGGCAATTGTATATCCAGTAATGGATGCAGTTTCAGTAAATGAACTTAAAGTAATATACTGAGCTGGGTTATTGGCTTGTGCTGGATTGGTTACTGCATATCCATGAGGAGATGCAAAGGTAACCAAAGCTTGACCGCCACTAGCTTGACCAACAACTGAGCTAATCGCTGGAGTAGCTGCACTAATAGTCAGAGTCTGTGGAGTCCCGCCAGTAGCAGCAGCGTTAGTTTGGTCAAAAATATCTGAACCAACCGCTCTCATGCGGAATGACATGGCTGGATAACGAGTTACTGCACCAGTCAAACTACGCTGTTGAGAAGCTGCATAGTTACCATAGGAATAGGTAAATCCACGCTGTTTATCAATGCCACCCTCAACCAATACTGACACACCATAGTGAGTCATTAAAGATTGACCAGAAGAACCATTATCACGTTGCTCATAGCGAACTGGCAAGTTACCAGTACGGCTCCAAGGTTTAACCTGAGCTGTACCGTTTACTACACCATTACCTGTACCAACTTGATGGATAACCCAAGGTTCACCGTTGATGACTACACCCCAACGCAAAGCACCAGCACCGTACCAAGCATATTCTTGCCAAATCATCTGAACTTTAGTCCAGTCAATTGCATTGATAATATTCTTGTTGCCGTTCCAAGCTTCCATTGGGAATACTTGATCTACTGGCAAACCACCTGAGTCGGAACGAATTACGCAATACATTGCATATGGATTACCGGGATAAGGTGCGCCACTTTGCAAAAAGAAAATACCATTTGAATCATCAAAAATACCAACACGTTGTGTCTGACCGCTAACCGATGAACCAAAGTTTACGTTAGAAGCCATATACATCGTTTTACCGGGCTGATAGCGATGGTAAGGACGTGATTGACGAATGGTAATGTCACCGGGAGTGTTGCCACCACCGATGTTCATTGATACACCACCTAAACCGGGGTTTTGAACAATGTAAGCTTGACCTGATACGTTTTGAACAAACTGTTCCCAGCGCAATGGCTGTACACCGTATTCAAAGTCAGCATCATAAATATTTTGTGATTGTGAAACTTTAAGCTTGCCTACAACGTCACGCAAACGTTGAGGTGCAACAAATTGAGCAGCGCCATCAATACCCGTTAATGGGGTAGAGGCAGTTTGTGTACCCATAGCACCCGTTTGGGTGTTGGGTGAAAAGAAATTCAATAAACTCCATGCACCTGACATAATATCTCCTTAAATTTTAAAAAGGGGAACCGAAGTTCCCCATCGGATTATTAGTCAAAGTTACCATATGGATAGGTTGAACTATTTCCAATATTAGTATCGGCTTGAACATAACTGATTATAAATGCAAGTTTTCCAGATGTAGGAGAACCAACGCTGTTACCAGTCATTGCAGCGGTAATAACTACTTGGCTAAACCAAGTTGGTTGATTACCGGGCTGAATATTTTGTACATCTTGCAAAGTTGACTGAGCATTTGCATATTGAGTAGCAGTAAAACTTGCAGTAGTACGACCAACAGTAGAAGCAGAGTTTGAAGCAATGCTTGCATATACAGCACCAGTAGCAGAAGTTACAAACTGATTTGAGCAATAGTAGGCAATGGTATTTGGTGTCAATGTTGCAGCATCAGTTGGGGTTGCAATATAGTCAACTTCAACAGATTTTAAATATGAACTAGCTGGCAACAAGAAAGAAACACCACGATAAATAGTACCAGCAGCATCAGCAGTAGGAACAGTAGCTACAGTTGGACCGCTAGTGCTGTATGAACCAGATTGTGGAGTCCAAATAGTTGCAATATTGTTAGGAATATTATTAGGTGTAACAAAAACACTAGAACCACCTGCATAACCAGCGGTGCCGGGAGTTGTTTTAGAAAAATCTAAAAATGCGTATTGGGTTAAAAGAACACCGCCAACGTCACGTTGTGGACCAAAACGATTATCTCCAGCTAAGACTGGACCTTCAAATGTACTACGTCCCATAATGGACTCCTTATGCAAAAGTACCTATCCCGATCTTTGCATCGTCTGCTGGGGCAGTGGTGGAATAGGCGAATCACCCAGATAGTTGTATTTATACACTAAGTTTAAACATCTTGCAAGTTTAAACTTGTTCTTTTTTATTTTTTTGATGATAGAATTCAAATATGAAAAACAAGAACGTTACCAAAATTAAACCACTCAAAGATCAAAACATTGCTCGTCTTATTCAAGCTCAAAAAAGCCAAGAAAGCGGAGACAATCAAAGAGCAATTCTTTTGTGTGAGCAAATCATTAAAGAACAGCCAGATCACCCAGATGCCTATCATTTAATTGGGTGCATTTTGGGTAGCGTTAAAAATTATCTTGCGGCTTTAGAATTTTTTAATAAGTCCATAGAAAGACACCCAAATAATGCCGTAGCTTTAAATAATAGGGCTAATGTATTTCAAGCATTAAAGCAACCAGAGTTAGCTATCATGGATTTTGATAGTGCTCTAAAAATAAACCCCAGATATGCGGAGGCTTATTACAACAAAGGCATTGTAGTTGGCAGTCTCCATAGAACTGAAGAAGAAATTGATCTTTATAATCAAGCACTTAAAATCAATCCACGCTTTGCAGAGGCATATAACAACAAAGGGATAGCCCTGCAAAAATTGCATCGCATGGAAGAAACTTTATCATGTTATGACGCTGGAATCAAACAAAACCCCAAAGGGGTAGAAGCTTTTTATAATAACCGTGGGTTGGTTTATCAAAACTTGGGCAGACCAGATGAAGCTTTGGCTGACTACAACAAAGCTGTGGAGATAGACCCCAGTCTTGCTGATGCTCGTTTTAATAGATCCTTGTGCTACTTATTACGTGGTGAATATGATATTGCTTGGGAAGAGCATGAATGGCGCTGGAATAGAACAACTTATCCAAGACGAAACCTACCCGGCATTTGCTACGATGGCACACAGAGTTTAAACGGCAAGATACTATTTATTCATGGCGAGCAAGGTCTTGGCGATATGTTGCAGTTTTGCCGTTATGCTAAATTAGCCAAAGAAGCTGGAGCCAAAGTAATTCTTGGCACTGAAAAACCTCTGGTTAAATTGCTTACATCTTTAGAGGGTGTTGATCAAGTTGTTACTACGGGAGATCCTATTCCGCCGTTTGATTTGCATATCCCCCTTATGAGCCTTCCTTATGCGTTTAAAACACGTATGGATAGCATTCCTTATGGTATTTATTTAAAACCCGATCCCGCTTTAGTTGAATATTTTTCTCCAATGCTTTTGGCAAATGGAAAAAAGAATGTTGGTTTGGTTTGGTCTGGAGGGTTTAGACCTGATCAGCCAGAAGTTTGGGCTGTCAATGAGCGTAGAAATATCTCCTTAGAACGTTTACTTCCACTAAAAGTTGACAATGTTAACTTTTATTCTTTACAAAAGGGCGAAGGACCAGAGCAAGAACTTTACAATTGTTTAGGTTGGAGATCCATAATGTGTAACCATACACCGCTTTTTAAGGACTTTGCAGACACCGCAGCTTATATTTGGAGCCTAGACCTAGTGATTGCTGTTGACACGTCTACGGCTCACGTAGCGGCTGCTATGGGCAAAGAGGTATGGATGATGAATCGTTTTGATACTTGTTGGCGCTGGTTTATGGACAGAACTGATAGCCCTTGGTATCCCACCTTAAAACTTTACCGACAGCCCAAGTTGGGCGACTGGGAATCAGTAGTACAAAACATTAAAGAGGACTTAATTAAATGGAGCAAGTAATTTTATTGTTGGGCGGTATTGGAGATTTTTTGCAGTGTTTGCCTTTTATTGATGCTAACAAAGATAAACCTTATAAATATGCCTCAGTAACCCATTTACAGGGCGCTAAAGAGTTTTTTGACACGATTGGAATCCCCGTTGATCCATTGCATATCTTTGAAACTTTGGACGGTCAAAATCACTTTTTAAATAGTTTAAACAAGTCTATTAATTGGGTTCACTGCCCACGTGCTCAGTATTTTGCTGAATTTCCATTTGATCTTGAAAAACCATTATTTACTAATGGTAAACCTGTAGTAGGAGTTCATATCAATGGTAGCGCATATTCTATTGACACACAAAAGAAATTTGGCATGATTTTAAAGTCCATTCCCGCTCGTGTAATCAAAGAATTAATCTCTGATAACTATAACTTAATGGTATTTGGTTTAAAAAATGAATTAGAACCTATAGGGTTAAAAGAATCAGATACTTTAAAGTTAATAACTTATAGCAATCCTGCAAAAAGCTTGGCTTATGTTAATCAATGTCATGCAGTTATTGGAGCAGATAGTGGCATTAAAACAATGAGTGCTATGAATCGTATTCCTACGTTCGTATGGCTTGGAGATTATATCGACCCACCACGTGATGAAATGTTTATTGACCCATATATTAAAGACGGTGTTATGAAGGTATTTCGCTATAAAGATGTGGATGCTTCATTTGATCGTGGCATGGAAATGACCAAAGAATTTTTAAAGGAAATACTATGAATCCCAACTTTGCCGTTAATACAGAATATGGACTGTTAATTTTAAATAAAAATGATAGGGGTGTATGCGGAGATGTGCAGCGTACTGGTTACTTTGAGCGTGATCAAATTAACCTACTTAAAAAAATTATTGAAAAGTTATTGGTAAAAAAACAACACGTAGTATTTTATGACGTAGGAGCCAATATTGGCACTCATACTCTTGCCATAGCAAACACGTTTAAAGACCAAATTTCTGTTCGTGCTTTTGAAGCGCAGCGTCAAATCTTTTATCAACTTTGTGGAATGGTAAGTTTAAACGGGCTACGCAATGTTAGTTGCCATAATTTTGCAATTGGAAACGATGAAATAGATCACATTGATGCAACTTTGCCAGATTATGATTCTTATCAAAACTTTGGTGGTTATGAATTATTGCCAATTGATAAATCAGACAACATGGATATGGTTAAAAATCATACCGAAAGAGTTGAAGTCTACCCTTTGCATTGGTTTAACGAGCACGTTGATCTTATCAAAATGGACATTGAGGGTATGGAAGAGCAAGCGCTTTTTTCTGCTGAAGACTGGATTGATTGTTATAAACCTGTATTTATGGTTGAGCAACATAAGTCTAATGCTGGAAATATTATCGCTTTCTTTGAAAGCATGGGCTATTCAGTTCCACCCCAACAACATGATTTAATTTGCATTCCACCGAGATTTGATCTAGTCCTATAAAAGCAAACCCCCGCTTTTTGGGCGGGGGCTGCACCTATCAGTCTAAACCAACAGGGGGGTAGTTCTTAGTAAGAACCGTATACACCTAATGGATCTGATACACCAAAGCTGTAACGCTCACGAGACTTGTAACGGACGTTACCAGTATCGAAGTCACCGTCCATAGAATTCTGGAGTGGTGTACGTACAAAGTGTTTCAAACCATTTGGAACATCAGTTGTCAGGAACCATGCATTGGTAGCTGTCAAGAAGTGGTTAATTGTGTAACCTTCTGGAACAGAACCATTGTTCTTGATTGCGTTGATGTCGTTGTTGTTAGTACCAACACGGAGTTCGGTTTCTAACAAACGAGTAGCAACGAATTGCAATGCAGGTGGAACAACCAATTTACGTGGTTTAGCAGCGATCAATAAGCCACGCTCATCAGTCCATGCAGCGATTTGAATAACAGCATTTTCCAATGCGGTTTCGTTCAAGTCAGCAGGAGTTGAAGGAGTGTTAGCGTTAGTACCGCCGTTAACCAATGGGTGTGCAGTAGAGAACAAAGGCTGACCATCACCATAAGTATAGGCAGAGTTAAAACCGTTGTTCAATACAGCAGCAGCTTTTACCTGTTTGGTATAAGCCATAGCACGAGCTAGACCTTTGGTGTAGCGAGCTGATAAAGAATCGTAGAGGTTATCTTCGATTGCTTCTTCAGTTAAGCTAAAGCCAAGAGCAATAGTTTCGTGGTTGTAGCGAGCTGTCCATGCTTCTTGCGCATTGTCATAAGCGATGGCATTGCCTTCGGGTTTGACTGGTGCAGCGCTAAAGCCTGACAGTTTTGTTTCTTCTTCAAAAGAACGCTCAGAGGTCTCAGTTTCGTAGATCTCTTTGTGTTCTTCACCATAACGAGCATACTCAAGTCCGAACAATGCATTCAAACCGGGGAGCAACTCTTTCAGTAGTTGTGCACGAGAAATAGCCATTTAATGCTCCTTAGATTAAAGTGTTACAGCTTGAGCAGTATTGTTGTAATACTCATGTAAACCAAAGTTAAACTTAACGTAAACTTCTGGATACTGAGTAAACACCAAAGTGCTTGAAGCAGGAATAGTCATTGCAGTAGATGCAGTGCCTGTTGGACTATTTACTGTTACTTGAGCACTATTCAATACAACTGAAGTAGAGCCAGCAGCAGCAAATGTCGAAACATAAGCGCCTGTACCAACATATTGACCGTTTGAAGCAATATAACCAACTTCAGTACCAACTAACAAGTTAGAAGGCAAAGCTGAAACAGTTAATGTGCCTGTACCACTTGTATAAGTAGCAGTGAACTGAATAGCTGAATCACGCTTCAAATCAACGATACGGAATGGCAATGTTGCGTTGTTACCAACGTTAGAAGCCAAAACACCATTGTAAGAATCGCCAGTATTCAAGTTACCAGCTAAATCAGAACCAGCGATGTTTAAACCGATCATTGCAGTAGCAGCAGAACCGATGGCTTGAGCGCCTTGGGTTGAAGCAACAGCAACTTGGAATAAAGTATCTGGATCATCAGTAACAACTGCATAAGCATCACCAGCTAAAGTGCTTGCGGGCCAATATTGGCTGTAGCGCTTTTGCTTGGTAACAGGGTCTGTGTAGTTGCAACCTAAAAACACACCTACAGTTCCATTACCTGCTGCGCCAGTAGTAGCGCCAGCACCTGTGGTAACTGTGGAGCGTGTGATAAAGCCACGTGAAATACCTACGACATCACCGTAAAAAATATTAGTGCCAAAGCCGTACTGGATAGGAATCTGACGAGTCGAACCAGAGAAAACTTGACCACCAATAAGATTTACTGGGCGAAAACCGTATGTACTAGGTACGATTGGATATGCCATTTAAATCTCCTAAAAGTTAAAATTATCTGCCAACCGTTACTGTAGACTTACTTTCTTTGAAAATAGGCATACGAGCATCGGATTGACGCATCAAATTGTTATCTACAGCATCCGTCTGTGCTCGTGTTTGTTCAGCAAGATAAGCTTGCTGTTGTTCTACGAACTCTTTCGGGGTTTTGCAAAGTAACAATCCGCCAATTTCGATGTTGTCTTTAAAACGTCCATCTGGATCGACTAGCAGTTTAAACTTAGGTTGTTCTTCGACTCGAACGGGTTCCCAACCTTCCCTGAGCTTAGAAGATAAATTTCTAGGATCTGGGGTATTCAACATAGATACACGAATCCAACGATACTCATATCCTTCTTCTTTATCAGGTTCAGGGAGTAACTCTGGTGGTCGCCACTGCTTTGGGCGCTCTGCCATTTCACGAACTTCGGTATCACGGTTATTTCTTTTTTCAGTCATTTTATTCTCCTAATTTAAGTACTTCTTTAGCATATTGCTCTGGGGTAATACCAAGTTTTTTGGCTAATGCCACTTGGCTCGTTTTCAGCTTGATTGGTTTCGCATTCGTGCTGCGACTCGCTGGAGCAACTACCGATGGAGATTTTGCTTTAGGAGTTTCTTTGACTTCTGGTACAGCTTCTTCCTCAAAATTTTCGGGGAAGCGTTTGCGAATCGTACGATCGAGGGTCGCATAATATTCATCAGAGCCGATATGAACACCATTACGCTTGAGTTTTTCGTGTAAACCTAGCGCTGCTGCTGTCATTTCTTCATCTTGACCGAACCAAGAATTTTGCTCTTGCCACTTCTGTGCCCTCATATCGGGCTTAGGAGGAGCTTGATATTGTGTTTTTACCTCATTTTCTTCAGTTTGTAAAGGGGGCATCTTAAAATTGTTGATGCGCTCCTGTTTTTGCATGGCTGAAACCATGTTTTCTTGAGCTTCAATAATACGATCAGTATCACCAGACTCATAAGCTTCACGGTAAATCCGTTTTGCTTTATCTAGCTCTAATTCCACTGAATTTTTTACCGCAGCTACGTATTCTTGCTCTCCAGAAGACAACAAGGCTTTCATTTTCTTGTTTTCTTCATAAAGTTTTTGCGTTGCAGCAATTGCTTCTTGTTGTTCACGCAAAGCAGCTTCTTTTGCCCTACGCTCATCGTGCCAGACCTTTTTTAATTGCTGTAAACGGTCTTTTACGTGGTCGTCATACTGCTCCATCTCGTCTTTTTCGAGATCTTGCACCACTTCTTCGGGTAAATTTCTGCGTCTACGATCCTCTTTTGGGGTATCGTCTTCAATTTCAATCTCAAAATCAGCGGGTTTTGCTTCAATTTCTGCTTTTACTTCTGGCAAATCTGCTGGTTGTTCGATTTCATCGGGGAATTGGAATGCTTCTGCCATATTTTTCTCCTTTATGAGCGTTTAATGCCACGTGGATCATCCACGGTAGCTTCTACGGTGTCATCGTTAATCATTCTGAATTCTTTTCCGTGAATGTTTAAACGACTACCTGAGTTTGGTCGGACAATAATAAAGTCACCAACTTTGCACCAAGGTCCTGATGGGAACCTTGTTGGATCTTTGTAGCAGTCTGGTCCCAACGCAACTACGAATAAAACTGTTGCCAGCTTTTCTTCAAAGTTAATGGTCGCTTCTGCCTTTAAGAGTCCGCTTTCGTACGCATCTTCAATATCAGGTATTGCACATAGGATCCGATAGCCTGACGGCTTCGGTAATTGGCTTGCTTTTTCTTCTTGGGATTTGTCCATTAGCGCTGATAGATCGACCGCCTGTGACAAATCAATTGTTTCACTCATCCGAGATCTCCAAATTGTGTTTAAGGTCGGTTATTTCTCTACGTGCGGTCAACAGACCTTTAATAATCCCGCATATAGTTAGGTATTGGTTGTATTCGACCGCATCGCCACTACCTAATTGGTTTTGCATCATTGATATACGTTCATCAATTCTGCCAATTGCTATTTCTAATTCATTCATTTATTACCCTTTTTAGCGTTTAAACGGGCTTGTTCAGCTTCTGCAACTTGGTGAGCGTCTCTCAACCCTTGTGTAAATAGCTGTTTGTTTTGAACTTTGTGCTCTTGGTCTTTGCTTGAAATATGCTTAACCAAATCTGCACCGATTTGTATCTTGTCCCGTGTTTCTTGAGACTGTAGACCTGCTTGAGTTTTAGCTGCTTCCAATACCGTCTGTGCTTGGATGCGACTCTTCTCAATTTGTTGTTGACTTGCTTTTAATTGTGCATCAACCATATCTTTTTGTTTCTTGCGCTCAAGGTCAGCTTGTTTAAGCTGTAATTCTTGTTGCTGCATTTGTACTAATGGATCTTGCGCTTGTTGTGCAGCTTGTTGCTGTGCTGCTTGTTGTTGATTGCTCTGCAATAGACGCTGGGCAGCTTGTGCCAACATTGGAGCCAAACGAGCTTCCACTTCTGGATTCATGCCTACGTCATCACCCATTTCATCAGACTTAGGTGGTAATGACATACCCAACTGCTTTTCAATCTCAACACGATAAGCAAAACCTAAATGCTCATTGATGTGCGCTTGCATAGCCGCTTGCAAACTCTGGGCTTGTGGGCTTTGACCCAAAACTTGTAGAATCTTGGGATCTTGCATAGCTGTCATATGAACTTGAATATGCGCTTGGTGATCTTGATATTCAAAAGCTTTGACTGGCTTCATCATCAAAATGTTTTGATTTTCAGAAACGGGATCGGTAGGCTTAATATCATCAGCCATAGGTACAAGCTTATTAGCATTAGGAATACCCAAAATTTCAACCATTTGGCGATTCATCAACTGCATATTAAAAAACTGTGGATTAGCTTGAGCCAACTGTTGTACAGCTTGCCACTGCACAATCTTTTGAGCCATCGTAGAAGCGTTTGGATCGCTTACTGGAATCAAGTCTACGGCATCGTAGTCAGATTTTTTAGCGTGCCGATTACCGCTGTCTGGATCATAGTCATAATCTTCTGGAGTATCTTCTGCAATAATCTCTTTGAGAAGCTTTAATTCTTGTTTTAATGCAAAATGAATACGAGCTTGCACAGCCGACATTACTTTGAGTGTGCGCTCCAAAATAGCAAACGTGGTTCCGACTGGCGCAGCAGCGGACATATCTGATACGGATAGATCAGCCGTGTTAGCAAATCTGCGGGCTTCTTCAATAATTCCGTTAAGCAACGTTAACAATGTTTGGCTTGGCTCCTTATATGGGAGCGGCATAATATTGTCTTTCATCGCTCCGCTTGGAACGTCAACGTCCCTAAACTCACCCGGTGCTATCGGTGTGTCGTCTCCTTTGACACGCAACCCACGGGTCTTAAAACCACCCGGCAAGTTTGCGAGGGATCCTGCATCAACCAACTGACGTACAATGGAAGTGCCACTTTTAGCATAAGCGCCAATAAGGTGGATGAGACCAAAATGATAGAAACCAAAACCGGGAATATACCCATAGTGGACGAAGTGCGCTCGTTTTTGGAATGTTTCATCATCTGGTCTCCAGTTTCTGCGGATTGAAAGGATAGTGCTTGTACCCTTTTCAATCGTTACTACATAAGGCAAAGCAATGCCAGTGGGTTCACCGTTTTCATCTGTATGCTCGTAACCTTCTAAATCAAGGTTGACGTGCATTTCTAAAAGCTTATAGCGGTCATCAGAGCTTGCTCTAAAACCTTGCTTCTCCGCAATTTTCTTTTCTACTTCATCCAAAAAGTTAATTGGAGTCCCAAGATCAATATCACGGTAGAAACCCATGACTTGCAATTTACGTAATTCGTTTTCTGTTTTACGCATCACGTGCGTAATGCGATCAGCCGATTCTAAGTTGGCTGCGCCATAAGGAACAACCACATCTTCTGCTGGCACAAACAGCGCCATAGGGCGATTTAAGTTTGGATCAAAGTAAACCTTTTTAAACGCATTACCAGCCAAACCCAATCCCCAAATAGTGCGCTCTGTCTCAGGGCGATACTCAGGCATTCTATCTGTCAAACGGTGGTTCATATCCGTTTCAACACGATGCGCTGCATCAATTTTGTCTTTGGTTTCTTTACCAATAATTTTGGTTCTAACTGGTCCTTGGGCGGGGAACAGACTCATAATGGTTTCAGACTGAAACTTTACAAGCGCTTCAGCAAGAATAGGATGGTAGATACCGCAAGCACCTTCCCAAGGTTCACTGCGCTCTTCAATCTTTAATCCCAATAATTCCAAACCATCTACGTAGGTTTGCAACCAATCTTTGCGGCTCGCCACATCAGAGTCATAGTCGGAAGTCAACTCTTGGGCAATTAAAGCCAGCAACGAGTCGTCTAAATTCTCCGCAAGATTTTCGCCAAATTCTGGGTCAAGGGCTTGAATATCAATTTCAATATCATCGGCTGATATATTAATGTGGTCTGGTTCAATTTCAATTTCCAGTGGCTCTTCTTCAGCAGCAAGAGCATCGATCCCTTTGGGGGCTTGGTATAGGGCTTTATCAATTGCCATAGTATTCCTTAGTAGTAACCTTTGTTTCGGTTGGATCTAAATTCTTTTACTTCATCTGGCTCATCGCTGTTTAAACGGATAAAACCTCCCTGACGGAACCGTAACAAGGCTTGTGACGTTGAGTCAACCATGTCATCGTGGTCTCCGTTAGGGAAGGAAGCGCATTCCTCCATCACTTCTTCCGCCCATCGTGCTTCTGGACACCAGACATACCCAGACGCAAAAAGATCAGATATAGCGTTTACACGGGCTATTTTATCATTACCCTTGCTTGGTGTATACTCCGACACCGGTATACCCATCGCCCGCATTTCATAGATCAAGGGCGCACCAGCCGCCTTTTTTTCCACAATTAGGCTATCTGGATTCCAGTGTTTGTAATATTCAAATGCTTTTTTCTTGAGTTCTGGAAACTCTAAACGTCCCTTATAAGCATCTAAAAGGATGATATTGGGTACTTCCAAGCCTTCAGTATTCGTTTTATAGAAGATACCCCACGTGGTGCAAGCGGAATAGTCAGCACGATTTGTCTTCTCAAAGGCGGTATCCCACGACTGAATGATGTAATCGCAGTAAGGAGCGACATCCGATTCCCATATGCGCCAATGCTCCCTTTTAATAATTGCGCCTTCCTCAGATGTAGGATTTTGCTGATACTGGGCTTCCCACTTGCTAACAGGAATTTCCGCCTTGATCGCTTCAAGTTCTTTTTGCGACCAGAACTCAGACCATAAAGGTTTACCAGAGGGTAATAACGCAGGTAATTCGATGACTTCCCACTCATCTCCATCCCTTTTCATTGAGTTATCTAAAATTTGACCAGTCAGATCCCGCTTAGACCAGCGTGTCATCACAATAATAATTGACCCGCCCGGCTGTAGACGCTGACGTGGTCCTGATCCATACCATTCAAAGACCCGATCATAGACTTCGGGATTGCCTTGCATGGCTTCTTGCTCCGAATGCGGGTCATCAATAATTAGAACGTCCGCACCTTTACCCGTTACCGCACCGCCTACACCGATAGCGAAATAGTCTCCCCCTTTATCGGTGTTCCAGCGCCCTGCGGCTTTACTGTCAGAAGATAGCTTGGTGGGGAATACAGCTTGGTAGTCGGGAGTGTTAACGACATTTCGTACTTTTCGCCCAAACCCAACTGCAAGCTCTGCGGTGTGGGCTGTTTGGATAATTTTCTTTTGGGGGTATTTCCCAAGATACCAAGCGGGAAAGAGATAAGACGCAAACTCAGATTTAGTATGACGAGGAGGCATATTAATAATAAGCCTTTTAAGAGTTCCATTAGCCACACGCTCAAAAGCGTCAGCCATGACAGCATGGTGTTTACCGGGAATGAAGGCACTCCACATCTCCTTTACAAAAGGTAGAAAGTTTTCCCTGCAACGCTCAATTTTGTCCTGTTTGAGCAGTTGATGTATTTTTGGAATTTGGGGCGAATCTTTAGGCAGCGTTTCTAATAACGCTAAATACTTTTTAATCTCCGCCTTAGTGAGAAGACTCAAAGGGCAGCCATCTCACGAACTGTTGCATCAATTACTTTTATGCTACGCACCATATGGGGATTGATTTTAATCAAACCCTTGTCTTTCAAATTGTGCACCAAACGATGAATATTGGATTTGCTACGTAGTTCTAATCCTTTAGCAATCTCGGTATAGCTGGGTGCAAACCCATGCGTACGAATAAAGGCTTGAATAAAGTCGTATACCCGCTTTTGTTTTTCAGTCATTACATTCCTTTACT